AACCTTGCTTCTGTTTCTGTTCGAAACATTTGTTTCTTGGTCCATGTGTCACGAAGCTCGTCCACCATACCTTTAAATGAAGACAAATCTTCTTGTGTTAATAAATTATTTAAGTGAGGTTCCTCACCTTGTATTACTTCTTTAACGTCTTTTTTCATATCTTTATATCCTTCTATTCTTTTCTATATACTCTATTTTAAAATAATTGCAAGTATTAAGAAACTGTAAATGTTACCGTGCTAGTTGTAGGTGATATAAATTCTTCTGTTGATCCTGTATCCGATCCTGTGCTACCACCATAAGCTAAACCAGATGAACCGTCAGCCCCTGCTCCTCCGTTTGCAAGACCATTTCTAGCTGTAGCTAAGTTATTTTGTTCTGACCAAGATGATCCATTCCACAATTCTGTGTTTGCTGTAGATGAAGGAGTGCCTCCTCCCCAAACTAATGCAGATGTATTTGTTCCATCACTACCGGCATATGCTCTTCCAGTACTCATATCTGCAACTTCAGTCCAACTCGATCCATTAAAAGACTCTGTCTCTTGTTTAAAAGTTGATGGATTAGTAATTCCGCCAAATGCTAACGCTGCTGTGTAAGTTTTTCCTGCTCCTGATAAATTAGCTCTAGCAGTATTTAAATCACCGAGTTCTGTCCAACTACTTCCATTCCAATACCTATTAACACCAACAGTTCCAGCTGGACCACCTCCAAAAAATAAAGCGTCTTCACTATCTGCTCCTGCTGAACCGTAACCATTACCAGCATTTGGTGTCTCATCTGTAATATTTGTCCAAGAAGATCCGTTCCAAGATTCTGCAGTTCCTGAATATTGATCTCCACCTGCAGCGATTGCAGAAGTATATGTTCCTGCACCTGCTACAAAAGCTTTTGCTTCATTTAAATTATTAACCTCTGTCCAACTTGAACCATTCCAAGATTCTGTATTATTTTTTGCTGATGGTGCTGGAGGAGGTCCTCCACCAAATGCTAACGCTGCTTCTGTGTTAGCACCTGCTCCACCTAAAAATGATCTTGCAGTATTTAATGAGGAACCAGTAGACCAAGTCCCTGCAGGACTAGACGTAAATCCTTTTACAACTTTATCTGTTGAGTTATACCACATCTGTCCATTAGCAGGTGATGGTGGATCAGATGTTACTGATAATATATGTGTTCCTCGTATTTCTTTGTATGTTGTCATAATTAATCCGTATCTATTGTTTTAGTTAAATCTGTGCTTCCACTCCATTCTTCTGTTGTGGCTTGATAACCAGTAGGGCCAGGTATTGATCCTCCCATAGCCATTGCTGAAGTAGTTGTTCCTGTTCCAACAAGCTGTATTCTAGTCTGATTTAAATCTCCAACTTCAATCCAAGATGTGCCATTCCAATCTTCTGTTTTTGCCACAGAATAAACAGGAGGACTTGCTGGTTGTCCACCAAATGCAATAGTTGACGTTGCTAATCCTGCTGTACCAAGTAGTCTTCTAGCTTCATTTAAATCATTAACTTCAGTCCAACTTGAACCATTCCATGTTTCTGCTTGAGCACGATAAGTTGAAGGGGGTGAAGAAAAACCTCCACAAGCTATTTGTGAAGTATTGTCTGCTCCTGATCCACCTAAAAAAGCTCTTCCAGTTCCTAAATCTGCGGTTTCAGTCCATGCTGATCCATTCCAAGATTCTGTTGCTCCTGTATAGCTTCCCCCTCTTTCACCACCATAAAATAAAGCAGAGGTATAGGTTCCACCTGCACCACCAGCTCCTCCCGATGAGTTTATGTCTGCAACTTCAGTCCATGTTGATCCATTCCATGATTCAGTTTCTGTTCTGTTTCCTGGATTTGATCCACCAAACATTAAAGCGTTTGTAGATGTTCCTGCACCTCCAAGCCCACTTCTTGCTGTATTTAAGTCATTTACTTCTGTCCAAGAGGAACCGTTCCATGTTTCTGCATTAGCAGTTACAGCAGGTATTTCTCCCCCTGCAACTAAAGTTGCGGCTGTTGTTCCTAAATCTGCTCCATCAAAATATATTCTTCCAGTGTTCATGTCAGTGCCAGTTGCCCATGCTCCAACAGAAGTAGCTACGTTCCATTCTTCCCCTACCGATTGTATAGGAGGTGTTCTACCACCTGCTGCTAAAGCTGTTGTTGAACCCGCACCAGATCCAGAAGCTCCATATCTAGCGGTTGATAAATCATTTTGTTCAGCCCAAGAAGAACCATTCCATAGTTCTGTTTTTCCAGTTATAGTTGGATTTGTTCCTCCAGTTCCACCAATAGCTAAACAAGCTGTATTAGTGCCTCCTGGTCCAGAGTCACTAGCAGATTGTCTTGCTGTATTTAAATCTGCTACTTCTGTCCAAGCGCTACCATTCCAATCTTCTGTAGTGGCTTGTTCAGCTCCAGGTGCTGTACTTCCACCAAAAGCCAAGGCGGATGTAAATATACCTGCTCCACCATTTTCTGTTCTTGCTGTATTCATATCAGCTACTTCTGTCCAAGAACTACCATTCCAATATTCTGTATTTCCTCTGTGATTAGGAGATGATGGATAGTATCCACCAAATGCTATAGCTGCTGTTTGAGTACCTGCTCCTGCACCATAAAATCTTGTAACATTTATATCTGCTATTTCTGTCCAAGAACTTCCATTCCAAGTTTCTGCTTTTCCTCCTGGATCTCCCGCAGCTATTAGTGCTGCTGTAGATGTCCCTGCTGGTGCTGCACCTTCTTTAGCATGGTTAAGATCACCAACTTCAGTAAATGCGGTTCCATTATAAGACTCTGTTAAAGCAGAACGTGGAGGAGCCTCTCCAGCAAAAGCTAAAGCTGCTGTTTGAGTACCACAGCCAGACATATATCCTCTACCAGTATTTAAACTAGCAGTAGTTCTCCAAGATGCAGTAGTATTTGGTATTTGATACTTACTCACGTTATCGGTTTTATTATACCATAGCTGTCCCTCTATCGGGTTATCAGGGTTAGTTGTATAATCCCGAACTTTAAGTCCTCTTATGCCTTGATACGTTGACATATAATTTTTAGTCCTCCAATGTTATGTCTGCAGGTCTTGGATTCATTTCTGTCTTTTGATCGTCAGGTAATGAATCCCAAGCAGCTTGTGCTGCTTGAACCTCTGCATCAACTAATGCTTGAGCTTCGTCTTTTGTTTTAACGACACCCGCTACTTTGGCAATCCAAAGATTAGCATGTTTGTTGTATGCAGGAACTTGCCAAACATTAGCTGGTAAGCCTTTAAACGTGATTCTAAAAGATTCATCATGATCGATAAATCCTTTTCCCCAGTTTTCTGCTACGCAGTATTGATATGTTTTTGCCATAGTTTCCTCCTTAATCTGTTAATACCTTAATTGTTACTGAAGTGCTACTCCATTCTTCTGTTGATGCACTGTCTGCTGGATTAGCATATCCAGATGTAGCTAGTCCTGCGGCACTAGTTCCACCACCACCTAATTCTTCTCTAGCCGTGCTTAAATCAGCTACTTCTTGCCAAGTAGAACCATTCCAGTTTTCTACTACAGCAGTTTGAGGAGGTGCACTTCCACCAAAAGCTAACGCAGCTGTAGATGTTCCAGTGCCTCCTAAAGAAGATCTAGCTGTATTTAAATTACTTGATTCTGTCCAAGCTGAACCATTCCAGTTTTCTGTGTTACTAGTTCTGGCAGTCCCAGTATACCCACCAAAAGCTAAAGCTGCTGTTTGAATTCCTGATCCAGCAATAGTAGATCTACCTGTATTTAAATCTGCAACCTCTGTCCAAGCGGAACCATTCCAAGATTCTGTTTCAGTTATAAAAGCTGGCCCAGCTTTAAAACCTCCAAAAATCAATGCAGCTGTGTTATTAGCGGCTCCGGCTCCACAAGTTCTTTTTGCACTATTTAAATCTCCAGCTTCTGTCCAGTTAGTTCCATTCCAAGATTCATTAGTGGCTACGTCTGAACCAGTATCTCCTCCTGCATATAAAGCAGAAGTTTGAATTCCCATAAAAGTACCAGAAGATTTTTCTGCATTTAAATTATTTACTTCAGTCCAAGAAGTTCCGTCATATAATTCTGTTAAATCAACATACTCTGAAGCAGGTTGTTTATATCCTCCTGCAATTAATGATGCAGTTTGTGTTCCAACAAAACCAAATAAATCACTTCTAGCTTGATTAACGTTTCCACCTGCAGCCCATGCTCCAACAGGTGCACCAGCTCCAATCCATTCTTCTGTTTTAGCTATATCAGCATTACTTTGTGATCCACCAAATTTTAAAGCGGATGATGTTGTTCCATTTCCTCCAACTTGATAAGAATTTTGACTTACATTAGTTGTTTCAGACCAAGCTGACCCATTCCATAATTCAACATTATTTGTTTGTCCACCAGGAGTTGCTCCTGTTATTACCATAGAATCACTATTACTTGATCCTGCAGCCGCATGACCATAACGAGCGGTATTCACATCTGCAACTTCTGTCCAAGCACTTCCATTCCAAGTTTCAACGTTTGTAACACCATTAGGATTTACATATCCTGACGCATATATAGCTGAAGATTGTGTTCCTGCTCCTGCACTTAAACCTCTTGCTGTATTTAAATCTGCTACTTCTGTCCAAGCAGAGCCGTTCCAAGATTCATTTAAAGCGCCTGTTGGTCCTGGTGCTGTTCCTCCAAAAAATAAAGCAGATGTATATGTACCAGCTGCTCCTCCACGTCTAGCTGAATTTACATCTCCAACTTCTGTCCAAGAACTTCCATCCCAAGATTCAACTACGGCACTTGTTGGATTTTCTCCTGAAATAGCTAAAGCAGCAGTATAAGTTCCAACTCCTGCACGTCCTTGTAGTGCTGTATTTACATCTGCAATTTCAGTCCAACTTCCACCATTCCATTGTTCAACGTTAGCTATAACAGGTGGATCATCATCTCCTGATATACATAATGCTTGTGTTCCATTACCCGCTGCTGCTGAGGCTCTTCTAGCAGTGTTTAAATCATTACCAGTTGCCCATGTTCCTGCAGAAGTTGCTGTCGCAAACTGATATTTAAAATCTACATTAGTAGAATCATAAAATATCTGATTCTTTTGATCTGCAGATAAATTACCTGCATTGTTTCGGACTGCCGTCCCAATAAGATCTTTATAGGTAGCCATGATTAATTATTCTTTAGCAGCCAGCCTTGCGTAGAATCTGTATACACTAAAGTGTTTCCTGCTCTTTCTGTTGAAACTGTTAGATCATCTGTTGATCCATGAATCTTTTCTGAACCGTTTGCTGCGATTGTAAAAGTATTAGAATCAAAAGTTCCTGCATAATCAATAAATACAACCTCGTCACCTATGCTTCCTGCAGGTAAATTCATTGTTATTACACCACTTGTCGTGTTTACAAAATAACCCTCACCAGCTGCTGCTGTGAAGGTAGAAGTTTTTACTGCCTGCCATGAAGTACCACCTGATACCTCAGCAAAAGATAATTGACCAACACCTGTTGTGCCTGAACCTGATACTGATGCAACTTTTAAAAATCTGTCTGCTGTAACATTTCCAGTGGGAAATTTTAGTGTGTAGCTCTGGGATGCGCTATGTGGGGGTGATTGTAGTTTAATCCCGTGGGAATTAGATTCACAGTTAAGCTGAATCGTACCTGGGTTAGTTCCACCACCGATTTCTGTTAAACCAGTTCCGTTTGGATATATCTGTTGATTACCATTAGCACCATCTACAATATTAATATAACCAGAATTTGTTCCTGAGTTTGTAACTAATTTAAGATCGTACGCACCGTTTGATGATATCTGACCTGTTTCAGATCCACCACCAATGTCAACCTGATCTGTGTCTAAAATTATATTACCAGTTCCATTTGGTTCTATCTCTATATTAGCGTTAGATGTCGATACAATTTTATTTCCATTAACATCTAGATCTCCACCTAATTGCGGTGATGTATCATCTACAACATCTCCACCTGTTTGAATTTGTATAACGTCTGGATTAGTTCCATCGTTTGCTGCTGCGAATACTATTGCTGTGCCCTTATTTGTTGCTGAAAAAGTAAATGTGGATCCTGAACCAGATGCATATTTAAATTGAACTGTGTAAGATCCTGAAGTTGAATTTCTTAAAATATAAAAAGTTTGAACATCTAAAGGTATTGTTACAATTTGATTTCCAGTAATTGTACCTGTAAAGTCAATCATTCTATGACCTGCTACATCACCAGTTCCAGAATCAGAGATAGTTAAAGCTGTAGTTTGTGCACCACCACCGATTGCTTGCGTAGTAAATCCACCAGCTATCTGTTCGATAAGTTGTAAATTAGTATTTGTTTTTGTTCCCCAAGTTCCCGCGTTTTCACCGGTTGCTTGAAGTTCTACACCCAAAGGGGTAAATGTTGATGCCATAAATTATCTCCTATGCAGCGTCACTATAACTTGTATTTGATCCAGTTGCAACATCCGAATATGTGTCGTTCGAACCCGTTGAAACATTACTATACGATGTATTAGAACCAGTGTCAACATCGCCATAAGCAAAAATATCTACAGCCCCTATATTAAATGTTGCAGATAGTCCATCAAAACCAACCTGCATATCAACTACAGATACAGAGCCAATACTAGCACTAAAAGATTGACCAGATATTCCTAAAGACATGTCATTAGGGTCTAATGATCCAACACTAGTTGTTGCAGATAATCCTGTAGGTTGAGCTACAGCGCCTCCTAATCCAACTATAGATCCTTGTTGAATTTCAATAGAAAGACCAGATAATATTGCTGTCGCATTTGGTATAACTACATTTCCTAAAGACAATGATGCAGAAAAACCAGGTAGATCTGCTTGGTTACTAGAAAATGCAATTGCAGTCCCTTGACTTACTGTTGCAGAAACTCCAGAAAGTATTGCGGTTTCGTTTGGTGCTTTTGCTGTTCCTTGACTTGCTGTAAAACTTTGGCCTGTTAAACCTACGACTTGATCTGCAACGCTAGGATTTCCTAATGCAAAAGATGCAGAAACACCTGACATTGAAACGTTAGCATCTGATTCAACTGCTAATGATCCAACATTAAATGATGCAGAAACTCCAGATGGTTCTACAACGGCAGAACCTATTCCAGAAGCTGCAGTTGTTGCAGCTGCAAAAGATACACCATCTACAGAAACATCTGAACCTAAACCTACGTCTGTAGCAAACTCACCCCAGGCACCACGGCCATATGCATTATTACTCCAGCCTTCTGGACCTAAACCTGTTTCTATTGAAAAACCTGTAACACTTACAGTTGCATCGTTAAGATCATTCCATGAATTATAGCCCCAAGTTTGAGCGCCAAAACCTGCACCAATAACTGTTGAACCACCGTATTGTGATTGGTCCCAGGTAAGTCGACCCCATCCTGAAGATACCGACATGGTCGGCCTCCTATGCTAATCTAATGATTGCGCTACTTGAATCTGCTGTTGGAAATTCTATTTTGAAAGTTCCATTACTAGCTGTTTTGTCACCACCAAATGCAATTATACAAACAGCGTCAGTTGTTCCTGAACCACCGTTTGTTGTTGTATTATAAATCATTGCACCATTTGCAGTGAAAGAAGCAGATGAAAAAGTTACATCTGAAAAATCTGTAAATGCTGTTGTTGAAGATAATGAAACACCTGAGTTTGTAAGAGTAGCTCCACCTGCAGAATATGCGGATCCAGATGTATTTGATATTTCATTTGATGTTGAATAGTCTGTAGTAGCTGCACCTAAAGATGCTGAACTTGTAAATAATGCAATCTTAAAAGTGTGTCCACCAGAAGACTCAAAACTGTGTTTACCTTGTAAAAGCTCTTGCTTAAAACTTGAACATATTGCCGATGTTATTGCCATAATTTATCTCCTACGGGTTTGCTGAGGTTATTGGTATTCTAACTGCTCCGTCTGTGTAGTCGTCTCTTCGTCTTCTACCAACTTGCTCGTTAGCAAACTTCTGTACTTCAGTTTTATATTTATTTTCATATAAAGTCAACATATCTATCGGGCCTTTTAAAAAACCATAGGCCTCTGATAAACAGCAATATAGCAGTCCGTTTGGAAAATTAAGACTGATATAATTGGTATCATTATTTTCTAAAAGATCAGGCATTTTGTTAAAATGCACTCTAAATCTATATGTTGTGTTTGGGGTAGGAGCCACAAATATTCTTCCTGAGTTAGTGTCTGCCTCACCTGTAGCACCACCAAACATAGCATAATATTTAGGTTGACCTTGAGCAGCGGAGGTTCCGGTTACATCCTGATACTCTTGTAAATAAGTTAAATCTTTTTTTTCTAGCCATCTATTAGCTCCCGTAATAGCAGATCCATTTGTATCATAAACTTGTATGCCTCTAATAAAAACAGCTCCTGCAGGACAGTTAATAGATTCTTGTCCAGCAACAAAATTACCTAATTGTTGTTTTCTATCTGCATCAATAGGTATATCTCTAAATATTCTATATTGTGCATTTAAAATTATGTTTTCTAAAACAGAGTCTGACAAAACATTAGAGTCTGTTTCTGTATAACTTCTAATTTGTGTTTTTAATCCTGATGCACTTAATCCAGCCATTATGCTACTATCTCCTGACAACGAGGACAAGATTTTCTAAATCTGTTATGACCAGAACAGTGTCCAGCTTTAACAGCCTCTTCATTCTCATACACCGGAGTATCTGGTTCCGGAACATGTAGATATAATTCTTCATGCTCGTCTATTTCTTGTCTTTTAGGTCTAAAAATATTTTTTATCCAATTTAAAAAGTGTGTCATCATGCTGTTACCGTCACAGGTCCCGCTGATGCAGAACCGCCTCCTCCTATTTCAGTTATACTAGATGTTGTGCCTGTTGCAAAGGTATAATTATCATCATTTGTTTTAGTAATTGTATACCCTGCAGCCAGATTTATTGTTGCTGCAGCCACTCCGCCAACAACTTGAGCGTCTCTAAATCTAACAGTATCTCCTGTTGATCTACCGTGATTTGGTTCATTAACACTAATTGTTGCAGATCCATTTGTTGTTGTGAATGGATTTAACGGTAAGATGTTTGGAACAGAAGTTTCCGTTCTATCTGGTCTTACATTACGTAAAGATATAGAATCGCCATTCATAGGTTTTGGTTCTAATTGTGGTTGCTTTGGTTCAAATTCAGATACATGCACAAACGATCCATTCCATTCTCGGACCATTTCTTTGTAAGGAAACTCCATACCAGATCTGTCTGATATTGCTTTTGCGTATTTACCTGTTGCGTACTTTGCCATTATTTATCTAGTGTACCTTTTAAATAAGTTAAATCGTTAGGTATTGGTTTCTTTTTTGGACCAATAAATCCTTTTTTCTTCATATCTTTTTTTGCTAAAGCTATACCGTATCTAACAGCAGCATCTGTTTCCATGTCCCCTTTAGTTTTTAAAAGATTTGCTCTTCCTTTTAAAAAAGCTTTTCCTAAACCTTTAATTGCTTTTATTGTCATTATGTTCCCGGATAGTAAGCTTTAGGCGTAATGTGTGTGCTTGAAGCTGATCCGTCCTCCGCTAGTGCTCTTGCCAACTCATCTTCGTAAGCTAATTTTGTAGCTTGCAAAAGCTGTGGTTGATATTTTTGTGCTAGATAATATGCAAGTCCTGATACCATGCAAGGTACAAATCTAAATGGTACATCTGTTGCATTAGTGTAATCCCCTACATCCTGTATTCTTTTTATAAAAAAGAAATGCATATCTTTAGATGCATTTGTTGAATCTGGTGTGGGATAAACGTGTATAGTAACTTTATCTATAAATCTTTCTACCCAATATTGATTAGGTGTTCCTTTTGATAACTTGTTAGAGAAACCAGCATAAGTAGATCTATCTACTTTTGTCATAGGACTATCTGATTGTGTTGTCTGTGTTCTATTAGATCTTAACTGCGCTTCAAGGACATCGGATATTCCAAACACGCTTGCTGGATCTGTAGTTGTAGCTGATGTCCCATCGTCACTAGATCTAAAAAAATCATAGTCTGCCTGACCCTCTATCAGATCTAAATTAGTAGAACCTACTTCCCAATAGTGGATACCTCTATTACCCCATTCTTGAAATAGAATATTAAGAGATCTTCTAGCAGATTTAAGTTGATAACCTGCTACAGAATTTAATCCAATACGTTCGAAAGCATCTTCTATTATCTCTTCGATAGCAAAAGTTTTGTCGAACGTTGCTGTTCCTGAAGTAGTATTAGCCATTTAAACTCCTAGGACTCGTAAGTTTTAGTCCATTCACAAACAACTGTTCCAGTGTCTCCGGATGTGCAAGCCGGTAAAACAAGATTAACGTCACCTGTAAAACCTGATGCTTCGGTATTTGATAAGCCACCAAAGTCGCTATAATCAAATTCCATTTCACCTGCTAGTGTTTGAAATACAACATCTGTTGTTGCATCCCATTGCAAACGAATTGCATCAGCTGGTGCTGTGACTGAAACATTAAATCTAACTTTGTTTAATCTTACAGTCTTACAAGTTTTTCCATTATTTTCAGTCAGTGCAGAAAC